CCGCTGGCATTCCTGATATTAAAAATATCTGCCCATCCTGTGCGAAAGAGTATTCACTACCAATGGAGTTTGATTACTCAAATTTTTTCGTCAGAAACTCCTAAGCCTGGACTCTGACCAAATTGCCGATCTGATTAAAACCTATGACAGTGAAATAGACGGCATACGCAGTGAAGCTATGCAGTTTGCTTGGTACATGCGGGGCGGATTGTCATATGAAGATGCACTGCACCTCAGCACCAACGAACGCAAAATAATTAGCAAACTAATAGATAATAACATCGAAACAACTAAGAAATCTGGCCTACCTTTCTTCTAAGAGTTTTAATTTATCCAAATCACAAAATCATTAACCTGCCATATTACAAATTTCCAACGACTCTAAATAATATACCCATTGCGTGAGCAGTGTTGGTTATATGGAGGTCCAGAAGATGGATATCTTAGCAACAGTAAAGAAATGGTCAGGTGCAATCGCTGACACAGCAGTAAGTGTATTAGCACTACTAATCGTATTAGAAGTGTTACTCAAAGGCGCAGCATTACCTTTCTTACCAGCAGTAGACGTTATTGGTAACGTTACTTCAATCGTTAAAACACTAGGCGGTGAAGGTGTTGTTGGTTTAGTGGCAGTATGGGTACTGTATTCTATTTGGAAGAACAAATAAGTTCTTTTTGGATGTAAACAAAGCGTGAGTATTCATTTATTCACGCTTTTTTATTGGTTCCGTTTTAAGATGTCTACGACATCTGCTTTATCGCTTGCGCTCTAAAGCCTTTTCTTTTCTACCTTATAAACATTAGATTTAAGTTGAACTACTGTATGCTTTTGCTGCATTATCCAGATGCAAGTCACAATTTACCTATCCGAGGCAAATTGCAACCAAGCACATTATCCGAGTGCGGAGGCACACTAACTAAAAGAGATTGTTTTCATTAACACGGAGGCGGTCAGCCGGTACCCCCTACTCTAGATTTTTCTGGCGGTAGCTCATACAGCCGTAGTTAGCCAACTGTAGTTTTGCTCCTGGGTCGGTTTGTTTCGGAGCCCAGATCATTTGGTTTTTACACCTAATCGATTGCCGTGCCGTCATGTGAATAGTCTTGTCTATTCGTTCCACCAGCGGCCATAACGCGAGCTGGATCTCCTCATGACACAGTATTAAACTGCGATAGTGGCTATTTTGTAAATTTTACGTCTTTAACGGAATTTTTACCTAGTTTGATCTGTATGATGCCGTTGTAGTTGTCTTCTCTCAACAGCACGCCTTCAGTAAATTGGTAATAGGCTTCCATGTAATTAGTTTCGCCACGTGTCTTACACAAGTGTATGATTTCGCGTGTGAACTTATCCTTGCCTAGTGTGTCAATGTCTGCTTGTAATCTAGGACTACTGCCCCAGTATTCTTTCCAATCAGTTTCAACTGTTTCCCTGCGCTTGTTTTTCTTGCCTTTTAGAGGTGGTCTCTTTTTGACTGTAGTAAAGTATTTTCGGCCTACATAATCGTAGCCATTTGTGATATTAGTTATTCTGTAGATAAAGCCATAGTTGTCGAGAATATCCTCAGAATCAAAAATGTTTCCATTATAACGCCAAGGATATTCATATGACATAGTGTTATTTATTTTGCAGCCTTGGCAGCATTTTTCTTCTCTTGGATTTCAGCACGACGAGCTTTTGACAACTTGCCTAAATCACCTAATGCGCCGCGAGCACGTGTGCCTGCCGCACCTACGCCCTTGCCTTCAAATTTTTCATTTTCTGCTAGATATGCTTCATATGCTGCTACGATTTGTTCATGTGTTGTTGCCATTTTATTTTCCTTTTTAAAAATTATACTGCCAATCTTGCCTGTTTACGAGCGATTTCTCTTGAGATTTTTGCTCGATCTTTTTTACGTTGTGTTTTATCAATCAATGCTGTTAATTGTGTAATATTTAAAGGACGTAATCTCGGTTTACCACTTTTATATTGTAAGGGATGATTATGCCTTTTACTTGGGTGAACTCTTGCTGTTGGTCCTGCCATTTTAATTTTTCCTTGTTGGATTAACTAAAGTATATATTTAAATTAAAATTTTTTATCTTAATCTTGAAATTCTATTGATCTTTGCCATTGATTAGTAAAACTAGTTCCTATTTCATTTTTAGTACAATTATCAGCACATATTTGAATTGGATTGTTAGTATCCCATGAATCTCTTATATCAGAAAACTTTTCTAGTGTAGCTGATGGTAAATGTCCTAACCAACAGCATGGATGAATTATACCCTTGCTTGATATATAAAGACTTTGTTCGCCCAACGCCTGACAATGGATATTACCTTTGCTTACTACTGGATCACGCCAAGTTTTTGGGGGACGTAAAAAGTCTACCGGACGGGTATCGAATCTCTTGCTGACTTTAGCTCTGAACCATTTAAATCCCATATTTTTTGCTAGTCTTTCTGCTTGATCAACTTGATGCTCATTATAATCGAATACTAACATTTCCCAATGGGCTCGACCACCTGCAGATATAAACGCCTGGACATTAGACATGACTTTATTCCAATCAACATTTATTCTATAGATGTGGTTGGTATCAGATAATCCGTCGATACTGAATATTACATATTCCTGTGGATATTGTTTGGGCTGATACATAATCTCTGCCAATTCTTTCCACCAATCATTGTTACGTAATCCACCATTGGTATTCATACCTAGGATTATTGTGGGATTAATAGATCTAAAATATCGATATATGTCCAAGGTATGTTTGCCAGCTGCAGGATCACCATAATCCCCACACATGTACATCTTATCTAAACCACGGATAGTAACTTCATCAACTACATTTTTTATCTGCTCTACTGTTAAATGGTGCAGATTAGTTTTATCGAAAGTCAAATCAGTTTCCCTAGAACACTGAGGACAAGCCGCATTACAGGCATCTGTGGGTTCGATATGTAGTGTACGAACATTTTGATCAGCTAATTTCAACATCGGTATTATAGCTAGTAAAGCCGTTTTCTTTAACAACGGTTAAAACATTATTTACACGACCACCCAGTTCATCTCTATGAGAAACGAGCCAAATTGATTTGTGCGCATCACGGCTCATCTTCTTAAGGATAGCCATAGCGTTCTCTACGCCTGACGCATCCATGCCCGAATCAATCAATTCATCAATAAACAATAAGTTGATTGGTTGATACAGGCTTTCCCACACATCACGGAATGCCCATGACAGTGAAAGTATAAGTCTATTACGCTCACCACGAGACAAGTTGTCAAAGTCTAGTTCACGGCCTAGTTCAGTGATGTTGACGCTGAGGTCATTCATAAACACCACAGTATGGGGTAAGCCAATACGGTCAAGATATTGGCTTAGTCGAGCGTTCAAGTAGCTCAAGTTTTGATCGATGATACGTTTACGTATGTAACTGTCTTTGTTGGTTAATAGTTTGTATAAGAACTCTTGATGTTCTTTGACGCGAACAAGTTCATTCATAACACTGTAGTCAAATTCAGCTAAAGCTGTCTGACGCATTTCTTCAATCTGTTCCTTATAAGGATCTTCTTCTACAGATTTAGTTTCGATCTGCGTTTGTAAACTGGCTAATGAACTACGATGATGGATAGCATCTTCTTCTTTGTCATAATAGACTTTTGGTTGGACATCCAGCTCGCCAATTTCTTTCAGTGCACCTGTTAGTTCTATCCATTGCCCATTGGTAGTTAGATATTGTTGTGCAGCTTCTTGTAGAGCTGTTTCTTTACCAGCTAGGACTTCTTCATGTTTTTCGTCATGTAGATCCTGTCCACAAGCATAACACTTGTGCGCTTTGAGATCTTCTATCTCTTCTTTTAATTTTGTGATAGTCTTTTCTTCTCTAGCCTGATCTTGCTCAGCACGTGCTATAGCTTTGTTTAAGTCTGCGATATCTCTGCGCTTTTGATCGTAGGCTGACAATTCTTTGTGAGCGGCGATCTCAGCATCAATGTCTAGTTTAAGCAATTCATCTAATGCTGACTGTAATTTAGCTACATCATCTTTGTGTTTGGTCAACCAAAGCATTTGACGACGTTGTAGGCTTTCGACTTGTTCTTCAATTTTTTTATTAGCATCTTGCACTGCTTTGATCTTGAACTCTTCCTGTTGAATGGCGTCCTTTGTAGCCTTACTCTGCTCTTTAAGTGCTTCTGCTTTCTCACTTAATAAGGTAATACCTAACAGTTGTTCAATGATAGTACGTTGATCATTGGGTTTCAGTGCAAGAAAAGGTTCAGTATAGGTATTCAATGCCACGATGTGTTTGAACATGTCGTGGCTCATACCCAGCAGGCGTTCAATTTCCTGTTGCGTTTCACGGCTGTCACCTTGGCTGTTATCGTCTTTGGCTTCTTGTTCTTGATCACCTATGTAGAATTTTAATACATTAGGTTTACGTCCACGCTCAATCTTATAGTCAACCCCATTAACCTCAAAGTCAATAGTGACTAGCATAGCTTTTTGATTGGTCTTGTTAACTAAATTATCTTTACGTATGTTAGTCAAGGCCTGTCCATACAGGGCATAGCTTAGGGCATTAATGATAGTGGTCTTACCTGTGCCATTACGTGCACCAGTATCATCACCACCTAAGTCAATATTTTCACCCAAGACAAGTGTTAGATCCTTGCGGTCAAAGTTCACAGCCTGGGTGCTATTGCCCACGCTCATAAAGTTTTTAACTGTGAGGTATTTTATTTTGAACATATTAGATATCGTAAAAATTTATCACTTG